AAGAGCCTCAACGCCGACGGTCTGAAAATCCTGAAGGAAGAACTGAAGAAGTTCCGCGGCGCCGGCGGCGAGAAGACCTTCTTCCTCGACAAGGGCATGAAATGGACGCCCGTCTCCCGCGCCCCGAACGAGGCACAGTTCATCGAGACCCGACAGCATCAGATCGAGGAAATCTGCCGCTGGTTCGGCGTGCCGCCACACAAGGTCATGCATCTGGCGCGGGCGACGTTCAGCAACATCGAGCACCAGTCGATCGAGGTGGTGGTCGACAGCGTGGTGCCCTGGGTGAAGGCGTTCGAGCAGGAGGCGAACTACAAGCTGTTCGGCCAGAACCGGAACAACCTGCTGACCAAGATGAACCTGAACGGGCTGCTGCGCGGCGACAGCACCGCGCGGGCGGAACTCTACAAATCGCTGTTTATGGTGGGTGCTGCGTCGCCGAACATGATCCTGCGGCTCGAGAACATGAACACGATCGGTCCCGATGGCGACAAGCACTTCGTCCCGGTGAACATGGTTCCGATCGAATTGGCCGGGCAAAACATCGTGTCACAGCCGGTCTCAAATGATCCCGCTGGCATCGGCCTCGGCGAACAGACCCCGAAAGGAAGGGCGGCAGATGGGCACGGGCTACTCCATGAAGGCCAAGGGTTCCTCGGTCGCGGAGGTCTATATCTATGAGGACATCGGCAAACGGTTCGGCGGGGTCTCGGACAAGCAGTTCGCCGTCGACCTGAAGGCGCTTGGCGTCGTGTCGACGATCCACGTCCGGCTGAACAGCTACGGGGGCGACGTGTTCGAGGGGCTGGCGATCTATCGTCTGCTGGCAGACCACCCCGCCAACGTGGTGGCATTCGTCGACGGCATTGCCGCCTCGATCGCTTCCGTGATCGCCATGGCCGGTGACGAAATCTGTATCGCCGAGGCCGGCGAGATCATGATCCACGAAGCTTGGACGGTGGCCGTCGGCCCGGCCGCCGAAATGCGGGCCGCCGCCGACCATTTGGAGGCGACCAGCAGCAGCATCGCCGATGTGTATGCCGCCCGCACTGGTCAATCCAAGGACCAGATCCAGGCCTGGATGGCGGCGGAAACCACGTTCCAGTCGGCCGATGCCGTGAAGCATGGCTTCGCGCAGACCGTCATGCCGAACGTCAAGATGGCGGCACGGCATCATCCCTCGGGGATGCACTGGCGCCGTGCGACCGCATCAGCGGTAGTTCCAACCGAAGCGATCATCCGCCCGCTCTACGACGAGAAAGTCCAGCGCCTGGCGCGGCAGCGAGCACGTCGCCTGCTATCCCAACCCACGCTCGGCGCGGGCATCTGATCCATTCCCCCCGCGGCCACGCGCCGCGCTTTCCGGAGAGACCCATGCTGCAATTGAACGCCCCCACCCGGGTGCCGGCGAGCGTGCTCGCCCTGCTGGCCACCGACCGTCCCGTCTTCCCCATCCTGGCGCATGCCGGCGATCCCGCGATCGATCAGCACCGCGCGCGGCAGGAGGAACTGCTCGCCGCCAACGAGGCGATCCTGGCGCAGGTCGACGCGGAACGGCGCGAGATGAACGCTGACGAAAACCGCTCGATCGACGACAATTCTTCCGAGTTCGACCGATTGGAAACCGAGATTGCCCGGCGGGAGCGGGTCCTTGCGCAAGGCGCGGTTATGGGCGCCCCGCGAGGCCGGCAGACCGCGCCGGACGCTGTGCCGGGTGATGGGGACGATCCCGCCCAGCTTCTGCCGGAACGTCCGCAAGCCATGGCCCGGCCGCAGCCGGCGCAATCCCGTGCGATTGCCTCCGTTCCGCCGGTCCCACGCGTGTCCGCCGCTGGCTCCGGCGGGTTCCGCAGCTTCGGCGACTTTGCGATGGCGGTGCGCCATGCCGCCGTTCGTGGCGGCCAGGTCGACAACCGGCTGATCCGCAATGCCGCCGCGACCGGGGTGACGCAGGAAAGCGTCGGCACCGACGGCGGTTTCGCCGTCCCGCCCGATTACCGCGCCGCCATCATGACCCGCCTGTTCGACCAGGACAGCCTGCTCAGCCGCTGCGATGTGCAGCAGACCTCGTCCAATAGCTACACAGCACCGGTGGATGAAACCACGCCTTGGGGCACCAACGGTATCAAGGCCTACTGGGAGTCGGAAGCCGCCACCATCACCCAGACCAAGCCCAAGCTGGGGGAAGTGAATCTCCGGCTGCACAAACTCGCGGCCCTGGTGCCAGTCACCGAGGAAATGCTCGAGGACTCCCCCTCGATCGACGGCTATCTGAAGTCCAAGACGCCGGAGGCGATGGACTGGAGCGTCTCCTACGCGCTGACCTGGGGCACCGGCGTCGGCCAGCCGCTGGGCATCATGAACTCGCCCGCTCTGGTCGCCCAGGCGGCGGAGGCGGCGCAGACCGCCGACACCATCAACGCGCAGAACGTGGTGAAGATGTTGTCGCGCCTGCCGGTGCGCTCGCGCGCCAACGCGGTCTGGCTGATCCATCCCGATGCGGAACCGCAATTGCCGCTGATGACCCTGGCCAACCAGCCCGTCTATATGCCGCCTGGCGGGTTGTCGGACGCACCGTTTGGGCGGCTGCTCGGGCGTCCGGTCATTCCCCACCAGGTGTGTGCGACGGTGGGCGATCTGGGCGATATCATGCTGGTGGATTTCAGCCAGTATCTGGCGGTGCGCAAGGCGGCTGGGGTGGTGGCGCAGACGTCGATCCACCTGTGGTTCGACCAGGACCTTACAGCGTTCAAGTTCACCTTCCGCCTGGCGGGCCAGCCCTGGTGGGCAGCGGCGCAGTCGCCGCGCGCCGGGTCCAACACCCAGTCGCCCTACGTGACGCTCGCCGCACGCTGATCGCCGCGGCACGGCATTCCCCTCAAATCGGGAGATTTCCCTGATGCAGACCAACTCTCTGCTGGTCGAGCGGACGCAGATTTGCGCCGCCTTCGGCCCCGTCGATCTATCCGCCGCCGCCAACAACGGTGACTGGGTGTCGCTGAAGGATTTCGACAGTTGCGCCGTGATCTTCTTCAAGGCTGCCGGCACCGCCGGTGACGACCCGACCCTGACGCTGAAGCAGGCGACCGACGTGTCCGGCAGCAACGCCAAGGCGCTGGACTTCACCCGCATCGACGTCAAACAGGGCACGCTCACCGCGCTCGGCACCTTCACTACCGTCACCCAGGCGGCGGCGAACACGTATCTCGATCTCACCTCGGCGGAGAACGCCGGAATCTATGTCATTGAGGTCCGGGCCGACGAACTGGATGTCGCCAACGGGTTCGACTGCCTGCAGTTCTCGGTGCCGGATGTCGGCACCAACGCACAATTGGGCGCGGCGCTGTACCTTCTGCGCGGCTCGCGCTACAACCCGCCCCTGTCGGCGATCGTCGACTGATGCGGGTCCGGTTCACCCAGGACGTGATCTTCGAAACCGAGGGGCGCATGCGCGGTCCTCGTTTCGAGGCTGGGAGCGTCCACGACCTGCGCGACGACCTCGCACGGCGCTGGATCAGGCGGGAGGTAGCCGTGCCAGCCGACGATGAGCCTGCCGCGCCGATCCCGCGCGCGGTCCCGTCCACGATTCAAACCCAAGCGACGGCAACGATGGATCCCCATGCGACGCCGGCCACGGGAACCCGACCGGCGCCGGTACCACCAACCGGCAGTGACGCGACCGCCGGGCAAGCGCCGATCACCCGCCGCAAGCCGGGACCACCCGAACCTGCGCGAATCCGAGGCGCCGATGACATCCTCGCTGCTGACCGTCCTGACCCCGGCGAGCACCCGGGCCCTGACGACCCTCGCCACCGTCAAGGATGAGATCGGCATCACCGGTGACGAAGCCGATGAGCGACTGCAGCGTTGGATCGACGAGGCATCGGAACGGATCGAGACGTATCTCGGCCGTGTCCTGGCGAGCGAGACCGTGCGGGAGACGTTCCGGCTGACCGGTGCACCGGCTTGCCTGCGCCTCGCACGTCGGCCGGTGGCGACGATCGCGACCATCGACGTCGATGGTGTCACGCTGGCCAGCGGCCAATACGAGATCGATGCCACGGCCGGGTTGCTCCACCCGGTCAGCGGCGACCGACGGGTCCGGTGGTTCGGCCGCACTGTGATCATCACCTACACCGCGGGCTATGTGTCGATCGGTGCGCTGCCACGCCCCATCGAAACCGCCTGCCTTGGCCTGGTCCGCCATCGCTGGGCGGCGCGCGACCGCGATCCGATGCTGCGCTCCCTCGCCATCCCGGGTGTCGTCACCGAGCAGTACTGGGTCGGCGCCACCGGCGACGATGGCGACATGCCACCCGAGATCGCGGCCCTGCTCGATCCGTTCAGGACGGTGACGGTATGAACGCACCCAGCGCGACAGCTTCCATGCTCGCCCGCTACGGCGAGACGGTCGTGCTGCGGCGGCCGACCGGCCAGGCCCAGTTCATCGATCTGTCGTGCGCCGCCCGGGTCGATCAATTCCAACCGCACGAGATCACCGGCGGGGTGATGCAGGGCGACCGCAAAGTCATCCTGTCCAGCCGGGAGATCGAGGCCGAGGGCTGGTCAGGCCCGCCCCGACGCGGTGATCAGATCATCATCGCCGGCCGTACCACCACGGTGCAGGGCGTCGAGACCGTCTCCGTCCGGGGCGACATTGTACGATACAACGTGCAAGTGAGGGGCGGCTGATGTTCTCCGCCACCGCCCTCCGTGGCTTCATCAACACGCTGCAGGTCAACGTCGCGGACCGCAACGCCAAGGAGGCCTCGGCGTTGCTGGCGCGCGTCGCGGCCGGCGAGCGGGATCGCGTGCTGACCCAGCAGCGGGCCCGCTCCGGCCTGGCGCCGCACTATCGTCAGATCGTCGACGGGATCGAGGGTGCGCCGCTCACCGTCGTCAAACCGGACGGTGTTATCGTCTTCTCCTGGCAATACCTCGCGGAGATCGTCC